TCGCGATATGATCGTGACCGCGGTTTACGAGGCTCGCCCTCAGCCGCAAGATCACGAAGTCCCGGGAGACGAGAACGTGGCTGCGTCGCGCCTCGGGATCTAAAAAGAATCTCAACAACGCCGACTCAACTCACACAATCGCATGACATTGTATGGTTCGCCAGTGTCCGCGCGGTACGATCGAGTGTACGTACTCTTCGTGTGTGGATCCCACTTACGTTTTTGCACGAGCTTTGGTTTCGTTGATTCGACGGTTCGACGAATCATATCTTGACGGTCACCGACAACGGGTCCCTTGTGTCCGGGCACTACCAGATGCATAATATATACCTTGGCGTTGTATTTTTTTACCTCACTCTGCGACGCAATAAGGATGATGAATGCGTCTGAGATCATGCGTATACTTAGGGAAGAATTCGGTTTAATACACGAAGAGCACCCAGATAAAGGCCTCGGAGACGACAATATGGGCTGGTCCCTCATCACGTGCAGAGTGACGCTTCCTCTATCGGAGCAGCTCTTGTCGTTTCTCGACACGACGGGCTGGAAATATAAAATCCTGGACGAGTGTTGGCTCGTCATGGTAAACGATGGTTTTTAAAATGTAATAATACAACAGAGAAGGGATGCGAATCACTTTCGACGTAGACTCAGGTGAGCGCGATGCCCAAATATGGCCAAATCCGAACAGCTACGAGGTTCCTCTGAAAACACCCATCTACGATGTGAGTGAGCTTCAAGTGGCGTCCGTCCGCTTACCCGTGTCGAATTTTGCCATCCACGATTTTAACAACCGCTTTTCACTGAAAATCGACGCCGGTGCCCCCGACGCCGGAACGCACGTGGTGACGATGGCCGATCGCAACTACCCGAACGGAACGACGCTCGCAGCGAAAATCCTGACTGCAATCGCGGCGACTGGGTGCACGACGGTCGACAACGTCGAGTGGCGAAGCACGCGAGACTCGCTAAAATTCAGTAACGTCGCAAGCGCTCACGAGTTTACGCTTCTCTTCAGGAGTGGCGTCGACGGCTACGACTCTAACGTCATGACGAGGACGACGCCAAACCAAGTTTTTGGTATGCCCGCGCTCGACCTGGTGTCGTCTAACAGTATCATAGATCTCGAAGGGCGCGTCGATTTCACTTGGGGTCCGAAGACGTACGTCGTGAAACTAACAGCTGGAAGCGATGTTTTAGGACAAACCGTATACACTTCTACCCCTTTCTATACCGGCGTATTCATGAGCACTGGTACGTGGGTAGCACAATATGTAGACTTGGCAAGTCGCGATGACGATACCGTCACGCACCGCTTTGTCGAGGGACCATATCAACAGATGGATAGCCTGAAAATACAGTGGTTTTACAAAGAAAATAACAAAATGGTACCGTGTGATTTCCGTCAGCGAGACCACGCGATCAAGTTTTCAGCCGTTTGCGAGACGGACCGCCTGAAAACGCTAAGTCGAAAGGTTGAAACGACGAGCTTCGACGTGCCTGAACCGATACGGATGCCAGAGTTTGCTGACGATTCGTATGATTGGGTGGCGTATTTGCCCATAGTGTTTGTTTTATTGACGGGATTCATCCTGATACGCTCGCTTAGCGGATCGCGATGAGCGGTTGCTTCGGCTGTTCAATCTTCTTGCGCGAAAGTTGGTTGATAACGATGAAGACCAAGATGCTGAGAAGAGTCGTCATGATCGCCGTGACGGCGTACTGGACGCCAGAGTTCTTCGCGCCCGGAATGAGTCGGGACACGACATAGCGGGAAACGTCGACCCAAGACATCGCGCTGGCGAACGCGAAGCCGGTGGACAAGGCTTGGAGCGATTGCGCTTCGAGCATGCTGGTAATCACGCGCACGTCAATGGAAGACATAGTTTGTAGTATAATATGAGTCGAGAAAAAAATCAGTCGTCGTCTATCTCCTCTTTGACGACGAGTTTTTTAAACTTTTGCTGCTTTTGTTCAGAGTAGCCCTTGGGTTGTTCGTCCTCCTCCTCCTCCTCCTCGTCCTCGTCTTCTGACTCGTCGTCGTCATCGAGCACCTTGAGTGATGTTCTGTGTGACGAAGACCAACCATCTGGTTCCGGCTCCTCCTCCTCACTGCTCATCTAACTTACTGTAGACAGCATTTTTCAGCATAATTTCCACGGGGTTTGAGGGTTGCCATTCGTCAAAATTCTTGACTGCTTCGTTAACCGCGCGAAACGTCTCGTCTCTGCCATCGTATTCCGTGAACGCGTCTTCTTCTCTCTCTTCTTCTGACATTTCAATCATTCCTGTGTCGTCGTCGTCGTCATCCCAATCTTCTGGAAATATTGAGCCTATGTCTTCGCCGACTGTGTACATGACGCAATACTTGAGCGCGTACTCAAAATCCTTTTCTGTGATGCACTCGCGCCCACACGCCTTGACGTATTTCGCGGCGAGAATGACGGTCTTTTCGAGCACGGGAATCAGAATACCAAGCATGGCCGATTCGGTGCGGTCCTCGAGGACGTCGTCGCCACCGAGCCCGGATTGCATCATATACTAATTGTTGTTGAAAAGAACTCGAGCGAAACCCGCGCGGCCGTCGACTCTTAAAACGTTGTACGATTTCGCGAGGATTCGAACGTCTCGCCTGTAGTGCGGATTGTTGTGAAGCTTGAAATCAAACACCTGCGATACGATTGGTGTAAAGTTGACACTCCCCGTCGGCGCCGAAATCTCCGGCTGCGTGCAGAATGCGTACGAATAGAAACGCCGAATGAGCTGCGTCTTTTTGTGATGGATTCCCCCCTGGACAGCTTTGAGGAACGCCGCGCGTCCTGTTTTCTCATTCAGAATCTCGTCCGAATCTAGTTTGATTGATATGGAGTCGACGTTTTCCCAGAGCACGAGTTTGCCGTCGTCCGTGTATTTGCCATACTCAGTTCCTGGGTCGTCGCGAATGTTATCGTAATCGTGAGGCGCGCAATAGTTGAGCAGACCACCCTTGTCTTCGCGCTGCACGATGAAGAACAATTCTTTCACCGGATTCACAAACTGCGTTCGAAACCTCCCCGACGTCTGACCGGGGTCAACGGTAAAGTTTGCCTCTTGAATTTGCGTGATGACGTAATCCGTGACACTGTTTTTCAGTCGTATGACGTCCGCCTCGTCGACAAAAACGATCTCTGCATCGAGCGTGAGCGACTCGATCTGAAGGCCCTCAGGTTTCGGTGGTCGCGCCGCCCAGTCGACGTACTGGTTCGAGGACACGACGAGACGGTCAATATCCCGCAGTTTCACGATGATATCGATCTCCTGCTCCTTCAAAGCCGCCAAGGGAATAGCCAGTGTCGGTTCACGGTAAAACCAAAAGGGGACGTCCACGTACCACTCCGTCGACTCACCCGCGCGTCCAAGGTGCCCCTGAATCGACTTGTGCTGTGCCCAGAGACTCGCTATACGCGTGGGAAATTTGCCGACGAGGTGTTTGAGCGCGTGCTGAAGCGTCTGCGTGACCTCGTGCTCGCTGTGAATCGCCAGATAGTCGCTCGAGAGACGCTGAATGGGCACCTCCCCGATCTGAATCTCAACGTACTCTATGAGCGCGTGTGCCACGCTATCGATCCAGCCGGTCGCGTATTGCGTTCCACCGATTGGAATGCGGTTGGGTAGCGGTGGGAGTTTGAGTTTGAGCGACACGCACGACAGAAAGTGACCCTGGTCTTGTCGAATCCGGAACCTCGTGATGGAACCAAACTCTGGCGTTGACAGTGGGTCGATTTCGATCGTTTCCCGAGCAAAGTTACTCGTCTTTTGAAACACGCGATTGAAATAACTGAATTCCGGGTCGTCAACGAAGAACTTATCCCTGAGACCGGTCGTCGCGAGTTGAACGCGACCAGCCATCTAATATACCGCCCTAAAAAATTAAACCAGCGATTCCTGCGTCGTATACGAGCGTGTTGTACGAGACGGCATACACTCGAACCCTATTGTCGTAACCGGTGTACGCGCCAGAAATGCTCGGCGCCGTCGCACTTATTCGCGTGCTCCGCTGTTCAATCTCGACGTCGAGCGCTTTGTGTGCGATGCGTGAGAAATTGACTTGTCCAGTGGGCGCCGCGCTCTGTGGCTTGATCGCCCATGAAAACATCGCAAACTCACCCTGAATCTCGTGATCGAAAACGGTGTCCGAATCCGTGCCATCTATCGGTCCGACCTCCGTCGTCGATACTTTCAAGTAGTTGTTTGGACAGTTCACGTGGTGTCTCAATGCTTGCGCGTACGTCAGGTACTTATTCTCCTGTTTGAAAACGACCGCGCCGTTGAATCGAAGCTCGGCGTGTAGGATTTTGTTGTAGTTGTTTGGAAGGTTTTTCTCCTTTGCGTAGTCGCTCTGAGATACTAGAAACATCTCGCGTACCGGCCCTTTGAATCCCAAGAGCACAGTTTTCTTCGTTTCGCCGTACGGGAGGATAAACTCCGAGACTTGGACTTGTGTGATGATGTGCTCTAAGCGCCTGGTCATAATGTATGCCTTTTCTTCATCGCTCAAGAAGACGAATTCCGTGTCGAGTGAAATGTTTGCGATACTCGCCGATGCGTCGACCATGTTGCCATCGACATTCGCCTGTACGCCACCCATGAAGAGCATTTCAGATATCGGTCGAAGCTTGAGGCGAATCGTTACTTTTTGGCTCGTAAGCGCTGCCACTGGTAGCGCCAGGTGACTTTTACCTTCAAACCAAAACGGGAGCGTGAGATAATACGTCCACTTACCCGAATACGACAGAATGTTTCCGTGGCCTGTCATGAAATAGACCGATTGGTCGAGATCGTCTTGCGCGTACGATAGTTGCTGGTGCATGTAAATGAATTCACCATTGAGTCTCGAGATCAATTGGTCGCCAATCAGGAGATCACAGTGCTCGATGAGGTGTGTCATCGCCGAGGGTGGGTAGTAGTTGTCGTTTCGACCCACGTTATCAGGGTTTGGGTCAGGCAAAGTTACCTTGAGCGTCATGGAGCGGATGAGATCACCCGCATCGCGCGGAATGTCACAAATGATTTCTTCGCCAAAGTCGACGCGACTCCCTCTGAATGGCGTTTCGACAGTTTCGATGGCGAAGCGCGTGTGTCTCTTGAACCGTTTCAAAAAGTGCGAATACTGTGGAGTTGCCGTGATCCACTGGTCGAGTGCACCGACGGTGGCGAGCTGAAGCGGTGGCATGCTGCTCGCTCCTAGAGTAAGTGTGTAAAATTTTCATCAGAAAAAGGTGGCACTATCTCAGAAGCCATGGCGTCCATGAACCTTCAACTTAAAAAGTTCGACCCGTCGAAGATGGCGGACGATGCCGTCTCTGTGTTCATCGCGAAACGGCGTAGCGGGAAGAGCGTCCTCATGAAGGATATCATGTACCATAAACGCCACGCGCTGAGCGCGGGAATCGTTTTATCAGGAACTGAGGAAGGCAATGGGTGGTATTCGAATCCCAAAACTGGGTTCATTCCTAACCTCTTCGTCTATAATGACATGGATTTGGAAGCCATCGAGCGCCTGATTGATCGCCAGCGTAAACTCGTGAAAGCTGGTCGTCCAAACTCAAACTGTTTTCTCATCATGGACGATGTCATGCACGAGCCGAAGGCATTGAAATCCCCGATCATCCGACAGGTCTTTTTAAACGGTCGTCACTGGAAGATTTTCACAATGATAGCGGCGCAATATGCGATGGACATGGGTCCTTCGCTACGCGCGAACATCGATTATTGCTTCATTCTGCGCGAAAACATAGTTGCCAACAGGGAAAAGCTTTGGAAGCAATTTTTTGGTATCTTCGGAACGTTTGATGCGTTTCAACGGACCATGGATGCGTGCACGGAGAACTATGAGTGTTTAGTGCTCGACAACACGGTGAAATCTAACAAAATTGAAGATTGTGTTTTTTGGTACCGCGCGCGGTGTCCCACACCCAAATTCAGGATGGGCTCGCCCCAGTTCTGGGGAGCGCATAATAAACTATACAATAAGAACCATGAGAAACGCCTCGACCAATCGAAGATGAAGAAGAGTACACACTTGACGGTTACGAAACGCAAATGATGATGCGTCGAATTTGATTTGAAAATTTCAGGCGATGATATAGTGACCGATGTCGGCTGAAATTTCGAGCTTGAATTTAAACGACGACGGTGAAATGTACACGGGCTTGGGACAACCGACGCCACCGAGCAATGAGCCTTCGCGAACTTCTCAGAATAATAACGCGGCGACCGCGTTTGTGCCGGATGCCATGGAAAAAAATATTGCTCCAATTCAAAGCGCGCCGGCAGCCATGATGGACTCGACGCCTATCAACGAACTCATGCTCAACGGCGAAGACGCTTCCGGTATTCTCCAGCCGCCGGCGATTCAGAATGATCCGCGAATGCAGAGCATGTTGATGCAAGCTCCGCCTCAGACGCAAATGGGCGTCGCCTCGCAACCGCCCACTGAGGTGAAACCAGAGAGCAAAAATGCGTTCAATTTGACTGACGATCAACTCACGAGTCTCATCGTCGTGGCGTGTTGTGCGGCCGCGGTGTCTAAACCGGTTCAGGATTTCCTTTCCCAGAAGGTACCCAAGTTCGTGAACGACCAGGGTTCGCGCTCAGCGGTAGGTCTTCTCGCGACGGGCGCGGTTGCTGGCCTAGCGTTTCACTTTGCCAAGCAGCAAATCATTAAATAAATCTATGACTATGGTAAATATAACATGCGGGTCAATTCTGAGATGAGATTCGGATACGGTTCGTATCACGTCGACACATTCGATGGACACTTACAAAGATTGAAAAGAGTCTACGCCGCACATAAGATCCAGAACGCGTACAAGAAGCGGTTGCAAAACCGAAAGAGACGTCAAACCATTACACCTGAGCAGGCGAAAAAGATCAAAAAGAGACTGATGAGTCTGGGATTTAAACTGACGTATAAGGATAAAAATGGTAAGAGGCGACCACGTAGGACGATCGAGGAAATGCGGAATATGGTACTCAAGTATAACGCAGCTAGTAAGGCTCATAGAAAAATGATGAAACAATTATGGTAAGATAAATGAAAAACCATTTTCCCAACGCAATCATGGTGCGTTGGCAAAATGAATTATGCCCTATCTATTCGAGATATCATAGCCTTCTTATCTTCCTCTGAGTACTTTGCGTTCTTTGCCTGGTTATCACCCTCTGTGAGTAGCTGTGAATTCAAATAGTGCCAACAATATTTATTGTCGTCCGGGAAAGTCCAAGCTTTACACGGGATGATTTCGTCGATGTTAACGTCTTCGTCAGGCTTTGGGTCTCGTCCGTACCGACGACGAAACGATTCCGCGAGCCACGCGCGCCAATCTTTCAAAGCCATGCCGAGATCGTCGAGCGTGCGCGTCGATGCAGCCGCGCCCGCGCTCTTGAACGCCTCGTATCGTCGAGCGCGGCGTAAGTATGCAATGTACCCTTCCGGAGAACAAACGTCGCACCTATGGCGCTGTTTCGGCGTACCGTGACGCGTGAGGTGCTCGCAATACCTACCACCACCACCGCACTCCGCGACGCGACAATGTGAACGTAATTTGTCGTGCTCGCAATACGATCCGCCGCCGCACTCCGCGACGCGACAATGTGTACGTCGTGTGCCGTGCTCGCAATACTCACCACCGCCGCCACACTCCGCGACGCGACACTTTGAACGTCGTGTGCCGTGCTCGCAATACGATCCACCGCCACCGCACTCCGCCACGCGACACCGTGAACGTTGTTTGCCGTGTTTACACAAGTTTCCACCCACTTTGAGATCGCCGAGCTTCGCGCGCGCTACGTACGCACAATACTCCGAACGGCATTCAGACAGTCGTTTATCGCACGCGCAATACGTATTCGTTCGTTTACCATTGTGCATTTTGTAAAAGCCGGACGGTTCATTGAGGATTATTCCACAAAACCTTTTATCCCATTTTTTCGGTGGCATGCTACATACCTAACGTCGCTAATCTTTAAGCCCCATCCTGGATTCGTTGACCACAAAATTGTTCGCGCGTAGGTATGCGATCGTAAATTCCAATTTGCATGGCGATGTTTCTGAGCTCGACGTAGTTCGCCCAGAACTCTTTGGAGTGAGAGTATTCATTCACGGTACAATGGGCGAGCTCGTGAATTAGAACGTGCATGATTTGGTTCGGCGTTCCGTCCAAGCATATGGCGATCTCTTGACCTTTGTTTGTATTCCAACCAACGCTATCGCTCATTTTCAAGTACCCCGTGATTGGTTTCTCGCGCCATAACATGCGAAACTTTTCGTTTTTCGTTTCTACTAGGTGTTCTCTCAACGCTTTGTACTTTTGTTTTACAATGGTGAGCTCTTCGGGCACACTCGTCTGCGCGAAAATGAAAGCATTCAAAATCACAAGAGCGACCAAAGCGAGCATGCTGCTACCTAGTATATGTAAACAAAAATTTTGTGTACAACTCTGAGATGGGTGAACCGGTTAAAGGTTCCCATGTTTTCAACTCAAAACCTGCGTCTTCGAGGTGTGTGATGAGTAGATCTTTGTATGCTATCGGTTCTTTGATCGCACCATTCTCGTAGTATAAGGTATCCGCCAAGTGGACGTAACAATTTTCGCCGAATCCCCCATCACCCGGTTTCTTCAAAACGAAAAAACTCCCATCGTCCAAGTTGATTGGGGCACGCATTGTGATTCTATGCGAGTCCGGGATTATGCCACAGAGAATTGTATTCTTTTTCGCGCGAGCCTTGATTTCTTTTATCGTGCTCGTGAACAGCTCTTTCGTTTCGAATATATAGTGTAGCGAAAAATTGAAACATATGACATCGAATTTACGGTGAGGCGTCGAGTGGATATCACCGTGGTAGAAATTCACCCGTATCTTCATGTTCTTTGCGCGCCTTTTCGCCTCCGCCAGCGACTGTTCACACGGGTCACACATATTGATTCCCGCGACATTACACCCCCTCCATTTTTGTAAATCACCGCCTCTTCCGCATCCTACGTCTAATATATGGGACCCGGCGTTTGTTACGCTCTCTATAAGCTCTCTCTTGAATACATTATGGCGTTTGCGGAGCTCCATTTGATAAATACTGGCGCCTCCTCTCTAAGCCTCCTCATAACTCGCCGCAGCGCACAGCACAATGGCCGAAGAAGACTTTGAGATAGTCGCCGCGAAAAACGACGCGGCTCGAAAACGTCTGTTTCAGGTGGCGCTTGAACGATGCAATACGCCGACGAACGGGAGGAAATGGTGGAGGGTGTTGCTGCACCAGATCGTGCAATCTCCTCGCGAGTGTCTAAACTTATCGGCGGGTGTTGACATGCTCACACCGGAATCGAAGCGAGCGTTGTTTCAGGCGTGTTTGGACATACAAATTTCGGACAAATGGGCCCCAAATACGTTCAATCCCGCGTGCGATCCCGAAAACATGCACGAGATGGCCGAAATCCGAGTCGAGGGTGTTAGTGAGCGGATCTATATGAAAATTGATTACATCAAAAGCTACTCGGAAGAGTACTATCCAGATGATCTTTGCTCGGACGATATCGTGCGATGTTTCACTCTTTGTTTCATGAGTGAGTATTAAACGACACCTAATAGCACGTTTTCCCTTTGTAATGGTATGTTTCCCCCCCAATTGTACAGGTACATGTTTATTTTTCCAGAACCTTCGAGAAACTTGTTTTTAGTCAAATCCGCGTCCTTGATTCCAAAATTCAACACAGTCAGCACGTCGAATCCCAAGTTTTTCGCGAAAATGACGGCGTGTCTCGGATCTCCGACGATTCTCTGCGCGAAACACTGCTTAATGACTCCAGCTTTCGTCACTGAGTTGAGCTCGTAAAGCGATACGAGTGCGTCTTCGTCGTCCGCGATGAACGTGCGTGCCGTTTTTAGGAGCTTTTCGCGGACGTACGTCTCGTCGGATTCGATGTAAGCCTCGTACGTCGATTCTTGTGCTCGCAAAATTTCGAGGATGCGTGGCACGTCATTTTCACTAGCCTCGCGCAAATGTGATGAGCCGCGCACGTCGTGGTACTTTGATTTCGGGTCGTTCGTTTCGAGAAACCCACACTCGATGAGCTTCGGTGGATTCAAGAGTCGGTGAAAATACGTGGCCGTACACGCGATACCCGGTAGCGTCGCGCTCGCCGTGTAGATCGCCTGTTCAATTCCACGCAAAACCGCGCGTCGCGTGATTTCTTGAATGAGTAGAGGTGCGAGACCCTTGTCCCTGTGTTTCGCGTGAAGACAGAGAAAATTTATGAAAACGATTCGCTCGGTCGCACCCTTGACGTGGGCGGTACCCGGCGTCGCCGAGATGAAGCCGATGAGTTTGCCCTTCTTTCTCAACGCCACGTTGAACTCGTCGTCCTCATGCAACTGCCAATCAAGGAATCGCGCGGTGTACTCGAGATAGGACGTTTCGTCGCTGAGATAGTGATTGCACAGTAGATTACGCAAATCTACTGTACTACACGTCGACCATTCGTACGTGTCGTCCGGTAACTGGGTTTGCGCGTCGCTCTTTATGAGCTTTTTCTTTGTATGAGTGGGTTGATTCTCCCAGAATCCCATGTGGTGATTAGATATATGGTCACCTCTTTAATACGCTTAAAGAGGAGCCGTCATACACCAATACAAAGGACGACGACATGTCTCTCACCGCCGACACTATTTTACCGCCGGGCCAACTCTTCGCGTGCGTTTCCATCGTGGGACCAGAAGGATGCAATCAAAAGTGCGATAAGTTTGGGCTCAAGATCCGAGGGTGCTTTGCCACTCAGGAAGAAGCCGCGAACTGGGCGAAGAAGCTTCAAGCCGATGACGCGACGTTCGACGTATGGGTCATGAGCATGGGTCAATGGGTTCTCATTCCACCGGACCCGGCTCAGTGCGAGGATACCCATTACGCCAACGAGAAATTGGAGGAACTTATGAGCGGCTACCGCGCGAACCAGCGCGAGGCTGCGAAGATGTTCGAAGAGCGCAAACGCGACATGATCGAAAACCCCGACGGAAACTACATCAAACCGGGCGACGAAAACTCCAAGTTTTACAACAAACCGGACGTGCCTCCGATTTCGCACCCGGCCGAGATCCTCGAACGTTTGAAGAAGGAAAAGCCGGACGCCGACATGGAAGAGCTCGTCAAGGAGGCCGACCGTCTCGTTCAAGAGGAAATCGAAGAACGTCGTAAGAAGGAAGAAGAATAATTAATCTCAGTTACATGTAATGACCATACTCAGTATCGTTCTCAATATCATAACCATCGCCATAGTCGTCTCCGCGCTCTTCTTCCAGGGCCACAACTTAGAAGGTGACATTCGCAAATACAAGCCCTTCGATAGACTGTTCGCGACAAAAGTGTTCAACGACAACGAATACGACCCTCTCGTGACGGGTCGTGCGTATTTTGCCGAGGAAAAGACGGGTAACCTCGGCAAATTTACGGGAAATACTATAACCGCGCGGGAGGAGAATTGGGACGATGATGTGGGCCACATTCAAAAGGTTAATTAAAAATTACTGTTTGAGAATTATTGGCTGCATAGTGAGTTTCGATACGACGAACCCGAACAGAAAAGCTGCAAAACACAACATGACCGTTGACTGATCGACGGACGTGAGGTCGAGCGTTGTCTTCTTTGGCGGTTCCGTGGCGTAGAGTGTGTCTATGTATTGAGGTTGTTGTTGGTGGTAGTATTCCTCGGGGACTGCTTGTTGTTCTTGCGCCACCGCCGCCGGGGCATTGGCATTGTCTATAGGCGCCGCGTCGATATCATCGGGCGAGTATTGGAGTGGTCCTGTTCCCAAGTCGGTTTCCATGTATTACAAAGACGCGTTTCTTTTTTAAGCTTCAAAAAGTTATGCTTCGTCGTCCGATACGTCATCGTAGTCGTCGTCTTCACCATCACTCGTCTCATACTCTTCTTCTTCTTCATAATATTCCGAATCAGACTCCTCCTCTTCATCTGAATCCGCGACGAACCCGCGCAAGTTTCCGTTTTCGTCCGCGTCCTCATCGATCGTTATCGCGCGTGGATTTTGATCATCGCTATCGCTGTCGTACATTTCGTCGTCCGTGGCGATATCGCTCCCGTCGTCATCGTCGGAGTCGTACTCGTGCGACGCGTAATCGTCCAAAAGATTTTCACAATCCGGTACGTAGACGGCACTTGGTCGTTTGATGAGTCGTCCACTGCGCGTCTTGATGGTCGCCATGCCTGTCTATTCATGCATGGAGCCTTTTGTTTAAGTACCTTCCTTGAAACGCGATTCTCTTTTTCAAAGAATGTTCAAAAAGCATGATTTCATATTCATAGCCTATTTTTTCACACAAAGCGTCAATCTCGTCACTCACTTGGTAATTATTAAAGAGTGCGAGATTCTGGAGCGCGTCTATGGCATAATAGAGATGGGCCGCCGCGCGGCGAGGGTCATCGTGCGCGAGCAGTTCACACCGTCGAAGCTGTGACAAAAACGTTTTGAAATCGTCCGGTCCAATGCCGCTATACTTGTGAGCCTCCTTTTTCAACGCTTGTGCGTTTCCTAACTGTGATTTTGATTGACGCAGCGCGAAAATCAAAATACCAGTGGCCAAGACGAACGCCGTTGACATTCTAAAGTAAGGGTCTATTTTTTCTGACGGAGTTTATCGAAAAGATTATCGGTCATTTCCCGTGAAAACTTGGTTTTGCAATCGCACAGACGCGTCATGAACCCCTTTTTGTTGATCTCATAGGATACACACTTGTCGTGCTCCTGACCCGGCGCGAGACCTGGACACGTTTTCGTGCTCGTAGTGACCACTATTTTCTGTCCCTTGGTTCGGGTAACTCGCAGCACGCTCACAGTAGTGTGTTTCATGCCCCATTTTCCTTTGATGAATTGCTCCACCTCACCCTTCAGTGCGTCGAGTCCTTCTCGATCGCTCTTCCTCTTCTCGCTCACGCTCGCCTCTCGTTCTCCGGTGCTATGGTTGATCGCTACGGGTTGACGTATGGTCGCTGCTTTCTTTCCCTTCGAGTTTGGAAACAATATCTCCTGAAGAGGTTCGGGAACGCTGTATCTCTTGCCAATAAAGTCTTTGCAAAAGCCAAAACGACGTTCGGCTAGAATTTCACACCTACAAAAACACTTTTGCGCGGCCCACTCACCCGCGACAAAAAACCAGACGTGATTGCTGCCGTGGTCGCGTCTTATGTTTTCGCAATATTGAGACGTTGTCGAAACGACGAGCGTTCCGTTTTCCTGTCTGTACATCCGCGTGATACGAGCAGCGCCTTGCCCTTCCATGGTTGTCTGAATGAACTGTTCGAGCGCCGCTCGCGCGTTCTCGTCGTTCACCTCGTTTTTCGTCTGCTCCTTCGTAAAGCTCCCCTCTTCTTTCACCACGCGAGTCGGACTGTCTATGGACACGTGAATTTCGCTGTCCGTGCGCACGGTGGCCATTTTCAAATACTCCAGCGTAATCTCTTGACTCTTCACGGGCAATAGCGCGGAGAGTGGTTTGTACGTGTGATAATAAATCGGGACGTACGGCTCCTCTATTTTGCGCCCGGTACCGTCGCACGCCATGCACGACTCCTTTTTCCCCATACACACCGGACACTTGGCCTTCTTATAACTCCACGGTAACCGAAACCCCGACCCTTTGCTCTTTTTGATGGGGCAGCCGTACACCGCGCGATCTATGATCTGATCCCAATTGTAGGACGACGGTTTCATGGTATAGAGTGCGCAGAGTATGTGCTCTCGGAGGTTGACGGCGGACATTTGATCCACGACGAGACCCGGAAAGTTCAGATGAATTCCGTACTTGGTCTTTCCATTGCCGGCGTCTTTGGGAGGAGACGCGCTCACGAGACATTCGCGCCCCCCGTGGTTCCGCACTTTGTTGCATATGATCTTGACGATTTCTTCGACCTCACTCATAAGCAAAGCTTCCGTGGTCTTGTAATCAAAGTCAACAAAGAAGTTGAAACACGGTCGTGACTTTTGCTCGACGACAAAGATGCGCTCGCCGCTCTTCACCGCGCGAACGTACTCCTCTTGAAACGAAAGCAATTTATCAGATGTGATCGAAAGGCACCCGCCGTCCATTAATACATGTGATAGATTACGTCCTCCGTGGTCGAGTTTGTTCGCGGCGCACCACTTGCGAAACATCCCACCTACTCTTCGAAGCGAAAATTTCCTCGAAGCCAGTGGTGCGGAGTGACGTCTGGCGTTTCGGGGATCGGTCGCGACGCGAGATCTTTTTTAATCATGAGGAGCTCGTAAACGGTTTTTGATTCGACCTCTTTTGCGTATTGTACGCCATCGTGGCCTAATTTATTCGCGAGCTCAGTTATTTGCATTAAAATGAATGATTTACTCTTAACCATCACTTGTTAAAGTTAAACGGTTTTCTTTTTTCGGGCTCAGTACGCAGCGCATCGTAGAACGATGGGTTTCGTATGACATTGTTTACTATGAGACTCCATTTCGAGGCGTGCGCGTTGAATTCCTGTAGACTTTCAAACGCTAAGATGTCATTCTCATCAAATACCCGCTTGATTGGTTGTTTATTGAGTTTCCTGAGCTGGTACCTCGCGCACTCATCTGAAAACTGCTTGACGATTCGTTCCCTGTGATTAGCGTCGTAATCGACAAAGAATACAAACACGGTATATATGAGTTCACATCCATCCTCCTGGATTGAAAATTTGAAATCACTGTATTGACCCTCTTTTAGGTCTATCACGCCTCTCGTCTCCTCGAGTAACTCGCGGAGCGCCGTGCGCAGCGGGTTGGAGATTTCTCGCTTGCGGCACCCTCCTGTGACAAATAGCCACTCCTGGTGCCTTCGATCTCGCGCTGTCAAAAATATGTAACCATTGGCCGTCGAGACGACGGGAATGGCGATTGCTTTATGTTTCGTCGTACTGCTCATGGGTGGTTCGCATGAGCGTTCCTATTATAAAATCACTTAATTTTCCTCGGCATTTTCGGCGCCGGTTGTCTCGACCTCTTCTTCTTCCATCTCGCGCGGGTCCATCGGCTGGGGCGGTGAGCTGAGAATATCCATCATTTGCATGCTGACGCCCTTAAGAGAAGAGACGTCTTGCCTTTGCTTGTTCATTTCAGTGAACAGGTAAATCGTGGTGAGAATGCAGACGGCAACGGCTATCATGGTGAGCGTGTCTTTTTCGAAATTGAACATGACGCGCTGGTGTAGTGATATAGCTCGCGATCTCTTTAAGCATGATATATCGCACCCATATTCGCCTTGGTGTCTTTCGGACACGCGTAGTCCGTGCCTAATTGGATGGCTTCTGCGTGCTTATGTTTACAGTTCTTGCCTTGCACTGCTTCTGTCGATTGTTTTGGTGGTGTCGGCTGACCCATGAAATGCTCAAGCATGCGCGACTTTGGGTCGTATGTGAGCACGAAAACGACGGCTATCAAGGCAACAATTGTCCAGATGTTGTTTACCGGTAACATGGTATATATTAGTTACAAATTTTTTAATATTACGAGGCGAAGGCTAACGCGCCCATGCCCTGGGATACTTTGAAGATGTTATACGAGACCGCGTAAATGTCATCGTTGGAGAGGTCCGTTTCGGAAACGATGCGCGCGGAGTCGAGCCGGCTCCAGTTTACGGACCCTGTCGGTTGACTCTTGGAAGATTCGAGGCAGAACGGAATGAGGAGCAACTGGTTTTCGTCACTGTCCACGTTGGCAAACGGCATGTGGTAGTAGAGCGGAACGAGCGAAAAGTTCGGCAGCGCCAATTTCGCTTCGGAGACATCCGTGCCGTTCATTTGCAGCTTCAAACGGTTCGTGGTACCGAGAAGCGACGCGCCGGACGTGTTCGCGGCCGCGAGCAGTTTGACGGGATGATTAAACGTGAGCTCGTGCATTTTCGATTGCGACGCGATGCTCTTTTGCGTTTGTGTGATGACGTACTCGATGGGCTTCGCCGTGAACGCCGAGCGCTCGTCCGTATCGAGATACAGATAGGACGCATACACCTCCCATTTCAAGTCGTTGTTCGCCGCTTGCGGACCCCACGTGATTCGGAGTTCGACGTCATGATGACTGAGCGCGACGAGCGGGAGCGCGGAGGACCAGTTTTCACAGAACCAGAATCGCAGCGGGAAGAAGGTGTTCTGGCCAGAAATACCGGACGCCTTGCTCTTGGAATAGTTGTTGGCAAAAATCTTCGGAGCGATGTGTTGAATGAAATGGGAATCCATTTCATCAATGACTTGTCCCCCCACTAGAATTTCACACTTGGAAATCAGAGTCGACCAGTCGGTGATGCCGGTCTTGCGCGTCCACGTCCCAGATCCATCGATCGGGGTGAGGTACACGTAGGATAAAAGATCACCCTTTCGTTCGAAACGCACCGTGCTGAGACCGCCGTTTTGAACGTTTCCTTGAATCGTTTGGCGATCCGTGGTTTGCGCAAAGTTGGTGTGCTTGCGCGCGACGGACTTGAAGAAACTCACGTCCGGGTTTCCGGACAAGTACTCATCCTGGCTGCCTCGCGCAATTAACATAGTGATACCGCCACTCGACATGGTGGTTGTTTGGTTATGCTTTGTACTGAGATAAAAATTCTCTTCTTTAAGCCCCTACCACTTTGACCCGAATTCGCGCGGCTGTGTTGACCGCGTCGTGTCTCGTCGCCTGTGCACCGCTCGCGTCTAAGTGTCGCACCGCGTACGCGACCTCCGTTTCCTCCGTTTCTTCGTATTGCGTTTGGCCGAACGCGTCGAGCACGGGCACGTCTTTTCGCGTCGTTCGCTTCTCGAATCCATCTTTCGGCGCATCGCTCGTGCCTATGATTTTCTTATAGACATCGCGCGTACGCGCGTCGTACCCTTCCGCGACCGTTTCACTCTCTTCGACGACTGTTTTGAAGAAACCGAGCTCGTAAGTCGCCCGTTCTTCCTCGCCGAGCGTTTCCCACACACCTGTTTCGATGTACGTCGTGCTCACGTAGGTCCACACCCCTTCTTCGCCGCGCGAATAGTTGGCGCGCTCGTTCTCTGGCAAATTTTCATACACGTCGTCGTCGACGGTCGTCTCGACGGTCCTGAAATATTTGGAGTGGTCGTAGTCCGGCCACTTGTTGACGTACTCATTGAACGCGACGCGTCGCCACACGTCTTTGCCGTAATACGTCACGGTGTCGAGTTCGCGCTCGTTTTCACTGAGCGCGTCGTACTCTTCTCGCGTCACCACCAGCGTTTTGACGTAGGTCACGATATCCTTCTCTTCCGTCTTGATGCGTTTGACGCTCACGTGTGGTTGCGTGAAATCGCACGCCTCGAGCACTTTCGCCACCGTGCGCGCTCGAACGATGTCGTCCTCCTGGCGTTTCGCATAGCCCGCGCCCACGTCGCTCAGACACACGAGATCACCCACCCTGAGCTTTCGATCGCCCGTTTCGTCGGTGACCCACAGGAAAGTCTCACTGCCCGGTCGAGCGAGACACACGCCTTCGTCTCCACTCGCGGCGGCGATACCGAACGCCGCGTTCGCCTCGCCCAGTGCGCACCGCGCCCCGCTCGAGTTGACGATGAGGTCTTGTACGTCATCGAACGCCCCGACGGCTCGGACGGTGGTTCTGGCGTCTCGCTCGAGCGCCTTGATTTTTGCGGCGTCCGCTTGTTGACGTCTGTCGATTTCCTGTAAAGCGGCGGCCGCGGCCGTCCAGATGGCGTCCTTTTTTAGGAACGTAAAGTCATCAACTCGCTGTCCAAACACAAAGACCCGATCTCGACTGTCCACTGGTTTAGACACGCGCACCGTGAATTCGTCGATGATTTCAGCGATGTCGACGTCCTCCTCATTGTCGTTTCGGTCGTACAGACGCAGTTTAGACGCGCCCGCCTCCAGTTTCGTGGTATCGAACTCCAAAACCGCGCCGTCCGCGTGCACGTTCGCGAGCTCGTACACGTTCGGAATCCACTCCGTGCGTCTGTCGGTGGAATAGTTTAGAGTTTGACCAACTTCCTGTGCGATGAAACCCCACACGGGGCCCAAAGATCCGCGTTGGACGACGTCCTTGTAATTATAGAGTTTCGGTTGTAAAAGCCTGAACGTCTCCAACGCGCTCGAATCGTTGACGTCCGCGATGTTTGTCTTGATTCGACGATCGGACGCTTGGAGTGTGCCCAAGCTCGCCACGAAGGACTGTTGTGTGATGATCGAGTTGTGTGCGTATATCGACATTGGTGACCACGTGCTGTTCGAGCTCGAAGCGTTTGTGGCGTTTTGCTGATACCAGTACCGTATCGCCGCTGATGTGGTGCCACCCGTTTGTCCAAACACCGTCAGAGGCGCGTGCGGTGCACTGGTGCCAATCCCGACCGAACTCGTCATGACTTGGCCTGTGTTGAGTTGACGTCCGTCGTCGACGTTCATGTGGGGCACGCCGAAGAATACCATTCGATTAAGGTTCACTGAATCGTTGGAAAGGTGAGTCACCATGACGAATTCTGAATATGGTTGTTCGCTGTTCACCTCGATATATTTGATAACGCCGTTCGACGCCTCTGTGGTCGTCCAAACCAAACTGCCCCATGATGTTAATGCCACCCAATCGTCACCGCTATTTCGACGAGCTAATAGCGTCGCCGTGTGTGGACCTCTATTGTAGTTGCTGCTTCGAGGACTCGCTCCAATTCTCTTCAAATGTATCTTATATGGCATGCTTAATTGGATCCACTCGCCCGAGTATACAGTGCCGTCGCCCGCTGTTATGCTTTGACTGCCCGTGTGAGGATTGTAACCAGATGCGGTTGAATACGTCGAATCGGAATGCCAAAAAGAGTACGTGCTGTTGTCGATGTTTTCGATGAAAGCCCTGAAAGCCTTGAAAGTCGAATTGTACTCACTCGAAGCAGTCGCCCGAAATACACCGTGTCCCGTGAAATGTGTGTATTCTGCGGTCATGGGCCCGGGCGGAAACTCTTGTAAAGATCCCGCGACGACCAACCTCTGTTCCGGGTCTCGCAACCCGATACCCAAGTTACCTTTGTG